ATAGAAAGATTTAGTCTTTAGATCTGCCTTAGATATGCCTACACCTAAACGAGTAAGTGCAGTGTTGTTTCCTAGGTAAGCCTTACTAAGTGCAGCCGTTACTGATCCAAGATCCTTGCCAGTTGCTGCGCTAATGTCTAGAGAAAGATTGAGAAGCCTCTGTGCTTCTGCTGTGTCGCGTGTAGCGATAGCCAGTGATTGATAGGCAGGGCGTAGAAGATCATCGACAATGCCAAACTCACTTTGTAGGCGCTGAATAAATCCTTCTGCACTAGCGGCATCGCGTTCCAGTCCAACATTCTTTAGAGCTAGTGCTAACTGTTGCTGTGCCTTCTGATCGGCAGCAGCTGCCTTAACTGAGGACTTTGCAAAGGCTAAAACCTGTGTACCTGAATAAGCCAGACCTACTGTGGCTGCAAGTGTTTTAACACCCTTAGTCAGTTTGGATGTTGCTGAGTCTGCTTGCTTAAAGGCTTTAGCACCTGTGAACTCGGATGCAATATCAATGACTATATTTGCCATGGTTAGCCTCTCACTGTCGCTCTAGCATTAAGTTTGTTAGCAGCAGATGTAATGGCTTGAAGAACAGCAACTCTAGCCTTGCCATTGTTTTCTTCGTAAGCACGATATAAGGCACGACCTTCCATCTTGCCATCGCCCTTCATAGAAGATGCATACTTGCCTTGTTGATTTTGTACAAATCTTGATGATGGAGTCTTACGCCCCATAGTTTCGTAGATTGCTCCAGCAGCAGTTTTATTGAATACGCGAGCAAGTGATCTAAAACCTCTACGATTAGGTTTTGATGGTGTTGTTTTAAAACCAATGCCAGATTTAACTATACGAGCATTGTAAGTGGGAAAGTTACCCTCGGACATTTGACGAGGTAACCATCCGCTTAGGACTTCGCCTTGATCTGGAAGATAGCCTCTGGCAGCTTTAGTAATTGGTTTTAAGGCTGCACCGACTTCTTTAGGTAATGCTTTAGCAAGATCAGGAGTAAAGGTCTTCAAAGCCTTACGGAGTTCAACGCCGCCCTTTACGCTTGCTGGCATCGCTGGTCTCCTTTGCCTCATCCTTTAATGCTTCAAACAATGCATTCAGCATTGTGCGATCTAGTTCTAATAATTGCTGTGGCGCGATCCCTAACCTAATGCTTAGCCTAGCAATTAGGTAGGTGAACGGAAGATCGCGCTTTAAGCTAAAGGGTCTGAGTCCAACACTTCCACGCTTTTAAGCGTTTCAATGAAGGTCATTCCAAAAACCGGAACAGTTTCACCTGACCTGCGAATAACTTCATGAGCCAAAAGGTACACATGGCTTTGCATCTCTTCAGTTCTGAACGCTTTATGAAATCCCATCTTTGTTGTCTGTTCGAAAAAATATTCTACAGCTGGTGTGATTTCGCCCTCAATAACGCTTCCATCTTGTCGAACGATCTTTAGCTTTGCCATGTGTTGCCCCTTTGTTAGTTGTTTAGAATGAACCTGTAGTTGCTACTGCAACTGTTGAGTTAGCAGTAAATGTAATCGATTGCATACCAATATCACTAACCGCACCATTGATATCTGTGGTGTTGTTGACCAACAAAGAAACGGTATAGAGAGGGTTGGTTGCAGATACTGCTGTTCCCTTTGTCTGTAGGAATACTGCTGTGACAGTTGTTCCCCATGCAGCTTGTAGTGTTGCCAATACATTCGCTGATGCTGTGTCGTTTAGGAAGTCAATAGTTACAGTAGATGATTCCAAGCCCTTTACGAACTTGTGTGCTGTGTCACCCATTGCAGTAACTTCTAGCTCATCAAATGTGCGATTGATTGTTACTGCCGTTACATGGTCTGAAAGATCAACAGAGTTAATCTTCACGCCCACATTGTTATTTAGAAATACAGCCATGAGATTATTCCTCTTCTTTCTTGGTTACTGGCTTTGGTGTTGGTGTGCTAACCTGCCCGATTTTCTTCAGGAAGGCTTCGTTCTCTAGTTCCCACTCGGACATATTAACTCCAACTCGTAAGGATTGATACCGACATCTCGCAGCTGAGTAGGTCACCCGAAGCAGCATTGAGAATACTTGGTGCGCTGATTGCGCTTACATTATAGACCAGAGATGATGCCGCTAACTTAGCGAACACGCCACAGACTGTATCTTCTATGCCGTTGAGGTTTCCCTCATTGTCAAACAATGGCACTGTCATAATAATTTTGAAGTTAGCCATTGGGCTGATAGTGATGTGCTGATTATTGTTGGGCATGATGTAAGGATCGTCCGGAGATACGATCACAGAATTAGCCAAAACAGTTGCAGGAGGAAAAGCAAAAACTTGATATTTAGTGTTATCTACTAGCGCTGTGGCTAAGGTAGTTCGAAGTGTGGTGATCGCTACTGGAGGCATTAGCCCACCATTGAGCGAGGGTCTAGCGCGTGTGCAATCAATCCTCGCACCTTAGCGAGAAGCTGTGCGCTCATTCGGTAAGGGCTTGGCTGGAAATCGACAGCGTTACTGCCAGAAAGGGTGGCTGTACGCGCCTGCCATATTTCAACAGATATCATAAGAGCTGCGTTCTGGACTGCTTCATCAAGTGTCCAGTCTGTATAAGTTGTTGTCGATACAGTGCCATAAGGATAAATAGGATGATACTTCTGAACAGTTGAATGGTTTGTTGCCATGGTGATCGAATATGTGCCAACACCAGTAATTGTTTTAGTGCCGTTATATGAAGTGCCTGAGTTAGCGATAGTTACGCTTTGTCCGACATAAAAAGTATCGCGAATAGGATCATCAAAATAGAGAGTGCCTTCGCCGACTATATTTTCATGTGCAACTGAAAACCACTTAGGAGCCCAAAGCATTGGGACAAGGACTGCATCTGCTGCATCGCATACAGATTGAAGGACGGCATCAGTGTACAAGGTACCTACTCCGAGAGTGCTACGGAGTTCTGAGACTGTTGTAAATGCCATTCCCATTCCTTTCTAAAGACTCTGGGGAGTAGAGGGCTACTACTCCCCAGAGCGACTTAAGTGTGGCTTACGCCTTGTTGTTCTTGAACGCACCTGCTCCGACCTTAGTCGCGATTGCGCCAAAGCCGTAGTAACCGATTGTGATTGAACCAGCTGCTGTTGATTCTGCACGTAGTCGGTAGTTTGGTGACTCGTACCATGTATAAGCATCTGGGTTCACGATAACGATTGAACCGTCTGTGTCTGTTCCAGAAGCTGTGTTTGGTGTTACATAAAGGTTGAGTCCAGCGACATTACCTTGTAGTGCTGTTGGTACTACCGCACCGCCAGCGTTCATTGGGTTTGTTGCTGTGTAGATTGGACGACCGTTGTCGTTTAGTGTCATGATGTTTGACCACTGTGCTGTGTTAACGATCATGTTGCGAGCAAATGGGTTAGATAAACCGAGTGTTGCGTTGTAGACAGATGCTGAACCACGAGCAACAATTCCAAGCAACTCAGAAGCTGTTGGGTATGTGACTGTTGTTGTTGCATCTGCTGTTGCGCCAGTGATCAATGCTGCGTTAACTGCTGCATCTGTTGCCTTTGCGTAAGCTGCTGCCATGTTGCGTACTAGTTCATCAAAAAACGCTGGAGATGTACGATCTAGAAGTTCAACAGAGAATGTCTGCTGTCCTGCATACTTCTTTACATCTACTGACAAGAATGATGATGTCTGATCTGTGTCAGAGAACGCTGCGTTTTCTGCTGTGACTGCAACTGTTGGCATTGCTGTGATCTTTGGGATCTCAAATGTCATACCTGCATCTGGCAATACTCCACGAGAGATTGCTTCGATTGAAGGACGGATTGTTGTGCCAAGTGGGTTGATGATTTCTTGCAACTGACGAGTAGGGACAAGACCTGCGTTGTCTGTTGTGTCATCTGCTGCGCGTAGGTACTGACGAGCGTTCTCGTCTCCTAGTGCTGCACGGATTGTGTTTTCTGCATACTTGCCTGCTGTCAATTCGATGCGTGGCTTTGTGAAGTATGCTGCTGAAACAGTTGGGCGAGCAGCTTCAACCGCTGGTGCTTCAACTGGTGTTGCTTCGACTGCTGGAGTGGTTTGTTCCACGGTTGCTGTCTCGCTTTCTGTTGGTTGGATTGTTTCTTCTACAGCAGATTCTTCTGCTGCAATATCAGTGACCTGAGCCGACTTAAATGCTGGCTCTGTTACCAAACTTACTTCGACCAAGCGAGCAGCGGATACATAGGTCACGCCGTCCTTAATCTTTGACTTGAGGACTTCTGCACCAATGCTTAATCCTGCTTGCAATCCTTCTTCTGCAAGGATTAGAGCTTCTGTACCGCGCTGTGAGCGACTAACAGAAAACACTGCATCGATTGAGTTCTCTGATTCGCTGAATGAGACCATGCGACCTAAAGGCTTCTTAGTATCATGCTGGCTTAGCAATTTGATTGCTTTAGGATCTGCAATGTCAATAGATCCAGAGGCAAAGATTACTTTGCCCATATTTGTAGATCCTGCTTCAACATTAAGAGGCACAATCTTGCCTGATACTGTGCGACTTGCTGAGTCTGCTGTGAGTTCAGCAGAGAAGGTAATTACTTGGTTCATTGCATACCTTGGCTTCCATTAGGTGTTAGGTCAGTCATTTCCATCGCTTGCTCTGGGGTAATCAGATTAAGCGTTAGCAATTTTTCAATTACTGCAAGTTCTTCCATTGGGTCAGTGCGTAGGAAGTTTTTATCAATATCAAACTTAACTACATTGCCACGAGCAGTGATGTCATCCATAGATAAGCGATCTTCGATGGCTGTAATGAATGGCTGCAAAGATAGTGTCAGAAATTGCTTACGCTCATCTTGCACATTGGCATAAGTCATAGAGTTATTCTGATCTGCTGAAACATAATAAGCAGGTACATTGCACAAACGCGCACATTCTGTAGCCAAGTTAAAAATTGCTTCCCCGTACATCATGTCTTTAGGTGAGAATGAAACTGGGTTATATTCAAGTGTAGAAGTCAGATAAGCAGTGCTGCGATTATTGCGAGCTTGTTTCCATGCAGCTAGTAATCCAGAAACTTCTTTAGGATCTAGATCAGCACCGGTATTCTTGATGTAACCAGTTGCCATTGGAGTCGATGCTGCAATCGCTGCTGCTTTCTGAACATCAATGGCTGCGCGGATTGTTGAAACTCCAGTGTTGAGAATTCCATCATTGAGTGACTGGAAAGTAATGAGAGATCCCAAACCGTCCATAGGTAATGTCGTACCATCGACTGCATAAGACTTAACGAAAGTATTTGTTGCATCCAAAGTAATCGTCACGCGATTGTTAGCGATCCATTCAAAGCGTGATGGACGACCATCTTCTTGATAAACC